CGCCGCCCCCCCCCCCCGCGCCGGCGGCGGCGGCGGATGCTGTTCGTCTCTTCCAAGAGCCGCGAATCGGTGACTTGAGTATTGGGATGCTGACAAAACGGACATTTCATAAGTTTTTGAATTTATTTGTTTGTGAAACGGAATTGTAGCCGATTGAGTTATTCCCGTATAGTCGGTGGGTTTATTATGGGTTGAAGAGGTCGTCTGAAAACGGAAATTCGAGCTTTCAGACGACCTGCGGGAAGTAATATGCGGCGTCAACTTCTGATTTTATTCTTTCTTATTTTGCAGTGCTACAATGATTATAGCGTTGGAACGATGACAGAAACAGTTGTAGCTCCCTTTCTCATTTCGCAGTGCTACAATTGGAGATGCATCCAAGATGCGTTATGATTAGTTGTAGCTCCCTTTCTCATTTCGCAGTGCTACAATTGGTTCAGGGTGCGGACGACATCGACCAATGTTGTAGCTCCCTTTCTCATTTCGCAGTGCTACAATATCAAGACTCCGCGTTCCCGTAGTTTCGCCGTTGTAGCTCCCTTTCTCATTTCGCAGTGCTACAATGTGTTCGGGGACTTTAGAACCACTTGGGCGATTGTAGCTCCCTTTCTCATTTCGCAGTGCTACAATTTAAGCGTGTATAAACGCTTCAAAACAGCGATTGTAGCTCCCTTTCTCATTTCGCAGTGCTACAATTTATTCAACATACGCTCTAATATGTCTTTGATTGTAGCTCCCTTTCTCATTTCGCAGTGCTACAATTTTGCTGCTGCGTACTGCCCCGATGCGCCGATTGTAGCTCCCTTTCTCATTTCGCAGTGCTACAATATCTTTACAAACCTTCCCCCTTGACTCTTTATTGTAGCTCCCTTTCTCATTTCGCAGTGCTACAATTCTGATTCGGTGCTATCTGACCACCCATCTATTGTAGCTCCCTTTCTCATTTCGCAGTGCTACAATTTGCTGTTGTTGTACATGGCAACCGGGTCGATTGTAGCTCCCTTTCTCATTTCGCAGTGCTACAATCGGCTTCACACACAAAAGAAAGCGTTAAACATTGTAGCTCCCTTTCTCATTTCGCAGTGCTACAATTTTTTCTGCTCATCTAACAAATCAATTTGGATTGTAGCTCCCTTATATATTGCGCCCCATCACAGGGGCATTTTTAACAATCGTAAAGCCCCTTTAACAAAAGGGGCTTTTCTTATGTGCATCGTCTTCTACACCGTCAATCCCGAACCGCCTAAATTGCCAAAATCTTTCATCGTCCGTATTTTCAAAGACGATTCTGGTGTCACCCGTTGCCTCAAAACTGTCAATTTTCCCATCTATTCCCCCAACCGTATTTCAAAGATTAGAAATGCCGCCAATGAATACGGTCGTTTGTCCGTCCGCGAAATTATCAGCAAAGAGGTGTCCCAATGAAAAACATCAGCACCGAAAAAGCGCATGAAGCCGCGTTTAGCGGCGGCAGCGTAAGCGACGCGCCAAAGGCGGCTTCATGCGCCGATATGGCGCCCCCCTTATCTAACAGGGGGGGAGCAGAAACCGAAGCGGCTTTGAGTACCGAACACGAAACTTTCGAAAAATACACCACCTTTTTAACCGATTCAAAAGGACGTCTGATTGAAGTGCCTTTGCGTCGTGGCAAAGCCAATTCCGCTTTTATCGACCAAATCAGTTTTTCAATCCACGAAGATACATTTTCCCTGCTCGCCGGTTATCCGCTGGTTGCCGATGATGAATACATCGTCCGCGCATCTATGGTTCTGTCCGATATTTTTGGTTTCGGTATTACCGAAAAAGCCAAGCATTCAGGCGGTCGTTTTTATGATTCCTGCTGGTTGATGGGGACAGACAATGCCCAATATGGTCGCGTCCATTTTGGTGGGCAAAACAATACCATGCTGATTGAAATCACGGCCACGGGTTGCAATGCCGCATCTGACGGTTGGGAATCACGACTTTATAACTTCATCCTACAGGCAGTCCGTCCCAAAATTACCCGTATCGACATTGCCAAAGACTTTTTTCAAGGTGAATACACGCCTGAGCAGGCCAAATCCGACCGTCTCGCCGGTAAGTTCACCAATCATCACATGATGCCCGATGGCGAATCAGTCGGTACGGATTGGGAATCAAACAACGGTAAGGGAAAAACCTACTATGTAGGCTCCCGTGAATCGTCAAAATACGTTCGTGTTTACGAAAAAGGCAAGCAACTTGGCGACAAAGAAAGCCAGTGGGTGCGTTTTGAAATTGAATTCAAAGCCAAGGATATTGTGATTCCGTTCGAAGTATTGACAGTTCCGGGTGAATACTTCGGCGGTGCATACCCTGTATGCGCCCAATTCCAAGAGAAAGCCAAACGCATCGAAGCAGTGAAAAAGAATCTTGAATTGACCTTTGAACGCTGCATCGAAGTAGCGAAAAACCAAGTCGGCCGCGCCATCAATGCCGCGAAATCCATGTTTCCGCACAAAGACCGTTCGGAAATCTTAGCCATGTTCGAAGCCGATCATGACTTATTGCCCAAACGATTAAGCCTTGAAGTGTATTCATGTACCGAAAACCACGCACCGGCCATACATGACAAACCCGAAGGCAGTTTATGGCTTAACGAATCTGCCCAAGTTTTACTTGAAATGGCTATCGAACAAAAAAACAAAATGACGAAGCTCATCGAAGCCAAGCATGAACAAGATTATCTGAATCTTATGTACGACCGATACGCATATAGATTTTAAAAGGCAAAACGCTGCCGCCTACAAGTGCAGTGTATTGGATAAGGAAACACATCATGCAAATGCAAATTCAAGGCCAAATTATGGGTGTTAAACGCTTTAACGGCCAAATCGACGGTAAAACCTTTGACTATTGCCGCGTTATCGTGTCTACACCGCTGGACAGTAGCCAAGGCAACGCATTAGGCAGTTCGGCTAGTGAATACGACTACGGCGGCTCCGTGAATTTCGAACAGTTCAAAAGTCTTTCATTCCCTTTTGAAGCCTCTTTGACGGTTGAATTAGTTACCAACGGCAAAAGCCAGAAACTGAAAATTCTCGGCTTCCAGCCCAAATCACCAAACAAAGGCTAAAACATGACAATTACCCGCGTTTACATTGTTCAGTCACGGGAAACGGGCGACTTCCTTTATCCGTCTGATACGGGTGATGTGGGGCATACACCGTTTGTCAATGAAGCCGGTTATTTCTACGACCGGGACGAAGCGGTCGAAACCGCTTTAGAAGAAATTGGCGATAACTTTATTGTGTTTGGTTTTTTAGCAGAATTTTAAAAATTCAGGCTACAGGTGCGGTCTGAATAATAGCAAAAGCACCTATTCAATTTTGTTTAACTCACTAAAGGAAAACATCATGAATATCATGAAACTGAAAAACAAAGCCAAATATGCTTTGGCAACCTCGTGCGTAGCTCTGTTGTCAGCTCCCGCAATGGCTGAAGGCACTTTGCTGGATACCGTCAAAACCGAAATTGGCGGTCTGAAAGAAGGCGTATTGGCGATTGGCGCAATCGTGGTCGGCATTTCGATTGCCTTCGCCTTAGTCCGTATCGGCAAACGCGGTGCAAACTCAGTAGGTTAACGAATATGGGTTATCAAGTCGGAAGCATCTGTTTTAAGACGGCAGAGGAAGCAACGAACGAAGTGATGACCCAAGTCGTACCGACGATAGACAAAGACGGGGTGCTACATCACCCCGTTTTTAATGGGAAGAACTGGGTATATCACGAACAGAGCGTAAAACTGTCTTTCCCCGAATGCGATTACGGCGCTTATCGCGAAGCAGGAAGGGAAATGGGGACGGCCTTGATGGCGGCTATGGCAGTCGTTTTAACGGTTGTCGTAATAGTAAAAGCAGTATCGATGATTGGTGAAAGAGATAATGAAGAATGACAAACGAAGCGGAATTTTTATTGGGTTTGCTGCCGCGCCTTTGCGTTGCGCTGTGCTTTTATGTTTTAGCGCGGGCAATACGATAGTACCGCTGACGGCGTTTGCAGACGTCGGGTTGCCACCGCCGGCACAACACCAAAGTTCGGGCTTCCCGTCCGAGAAAGCCCTAGAACAGAAGGGCTACAACCCCAAAACGGGCGTATGGCGCGTGCAAAGCCAAAACAACGGAAGACCGACAGTAACAAAAGATGGCGGGACGATTAAAGGGACGCAGGGTAAGACCGTTACAGTAACGGGTAAATACGGGGAAAAGGGTGTTATGCACACAACGCAGACGCAGAGTGTGTCGTCTTCGAAGCTAGCTACTGTCGCTAATGGTGCGATTGCTGCTAATTTTGTTGGTAGGGGGATGAAATATTCTGCTCCTTATATAGAAAATGCTACAAGGGGATTGAAAAATGGTAATTATGGTACTGCTGCACATAATGCAGCTATGGCGGCGGGTGCTTTTTTAGATGGGATTTTAGATGGGGGATTGGGTGAAATATCTAGGGCTGTAGGTAGAGGTTTAGGCACTTTACCGTCTGAACCATCATCAGGACAATTAACTCAAGCCGCTCAACAAGCCGCAACTGCCCAAGCCCAAGCAGAACGACAAGGCAACTTAGGTGGTGCTTTAGGCTACGCCGCAGCCAAAAAAGCAGCCGAAGGCACAGCTGCCGCGGCGAAGCAGGCTGAAGGATGGAATACATCGGGCAAACTGCTTGCCGAAGCCTCGAAGAACAAAGACGGCAGCTACTCGCAGCTTTATTTGAGGCGTATTGACATCGGCTCGGATTCTAATATCAATCCAAAACTTCCTATTGAAGGTTTTAGTTGGCAAATCGATAAATACAACGGAATTTATAACTGGTCTAATATTGATTATGCAAAATATTGGTATAAAGGCGGCAAGCTACCTGAAGGATATGAAAGGGTCTCAGGTGTGTATTACACCCCAATAACGAATGACGCCGATTTAAAGAAAGCCCGTGCATTGGTATCAGGTCAAACGCCTGCCGAAAAAGAGCAAACTATAAAAGACATGACGCTAAACCAGCAAGACATAAAAGAAATTTTGGCCCGCATGTTGAACAACCAACAGACTAACCATGAAGAACTGATGAAGCAGTTGTCCCGTATAGGAGACGCCGTAGAAAAGTCCACCGAATCCAATCAGTTCAGGCCCGTAACCGCAGATTCCGCACCCTACACCCCGGAGGGCAGCAATACACCACAACAGACACGGTTTCAGATAAATGCCGACGGTTCTGTTACGACATCTATCATTCCGAGACCCGATTTGAAACCAAATTCCACACTCGCGCCGATCCGTAGCGAAATAATACCGACGCCGAACAAAGGACAGGATAACCCCATCAAACCGACCACGCCGAACAATCCAGACAGCCCCAACACACCCACGACACCTAATAACCCCATCACACCGACCGAACCGACAGGACAGCAGGGGCAGAATCAGGCAAACAGGCAGAACGAGAACCAGCAAGGTTTGCTCTGTCAAGTATTTCCGAATATAGCGGCATGTGCGGATTTGGGCGAATCAGATTATGAAGACGTACAGATACCCGAAAACCAAATAGATTTGGGCAGTCTCAAACCGATAGACTATTTCAGCACAAATGGGCAGTGTCCCGCTCCCGCATCGTTTCAGCTTGGCGCATTGGGCAGTTTCGATTTTGATTATAGCTATGTGTGTAGGGTGGCAGAAACCATTAGACCGATAGTCATATTAGGCACAATCATCATCTGTTCGTGGATGGCGTATAGCGCAGTTAAGGAGCTTTAAATGTGGGGCAAACTGCTTACAAGTGTATTGACGACCTTTGCAGGGAAGATAATAGCCGCGTTGGGTTTGTCCTTCGTGTCCTATGTAGGACTGAACGAACTTCAGGGCTATTTGATAAACAAGGTGTCCGAACAGTTGGGCGGCATACCGTCCACTGCCTTGAATATCGCCTATATCGCAGGGGTAGGCGTATCTCTTAACTGGATATTCGGCACATTCGCATTTATAGCCTCACTAAAGGCAATAACCAAGCTGTCCGCAGGTTTGGGCAGTAAAGTATAAGGATTCAAAATGCTGTATCTGATAACAGGCGTTCCAGGTTCGGGCAAGACACTGAAGATGATTTCCGACCTGATGAACAGAAAAGACTTGAAAGACCGTCCTCTTTATCTTGACGGCATACCAGAAGTTAAAGGCGACATTATCCCGAACCTGCCGATACCCGAAGGCGAATCTCTGCAGACATGGCACAAATGGGCACCGCCGGGC